CGATGAATAATTGCTTCCGCATCATCTAATGAGGTAGCTGTGTACGGAACAATTAAATCATCTGCAGGAACAAATTTACTTACGGCTCTTTGTTCCATTTCGTCATAGTAGACTTTTTTAAAAGCTGATCCAGCTAAAGGTAAATTAAATAACATTTGATCAAATTCAGGTTCATATTCTTTCATCTGATCCATGATTTGATAGTTCATAAAATCTCTAACTCTATTTGCTTGATCTGTTTTTTCTGGAGAAGGTACTCCTAAAATTTGTGTTCTTACCGGACCATCTGCTGGTAATAATTCTTTATAAGCTAAAGCTTGAAATTGTGTGACTGCTTCTGCTAATACTGGATGCGTTGCACCACTTGCTCCTTGAAATGGTTCTGAACGCATATCATATTTGAAACCTAATAAATCTAAACCTTGTGTATAAGTTCTTTCCCAATCTTTTCTTGATGCAGAATAATCCATATACTTAGAATTTAAATCAGATGCTAAAGCACCTAAAACATCATCGGGTAAAAATTCTGCTAAGTTTGAATAATGCTCATCACCACCTTCTGGAGATGCTGCATTTGGATCTAAATTAATATCAACTGAGCCATCTTCGTTTTCAGTGACTTCTACATCTTCTGGTGCTTGAGCTTGTTCTTGAGCTTGTTCTACAAGTTGTTCTTGAATCTGTTCTTCACCAGGTATCTCAAATTCTTTTCGCGGTTCGTTTGGAAGCGCTTTGTCTATATCTGCCATTTATTTTCTCCGTAAGTTCAATTGTTTTACCAGTATTATAAGAAATATTCAAGCCTTGACTCACGGGCCCTGATTTAGGTGGAATAGTTCTAGTTAATCTTTTAGTCATCTGGATATCCAAAATCTTTTGATTCTTCAAGAGCATCAATACCATAACGCACCCGGCCTCCAGATGCTTTTTTTACTTTTTTAGGTAAAACTGTGTTTATAATATCTTCAGCAAACTCATCTACGTATTCAAATGGATTATTTGTATATGGGTTGCCTGTATCATAACTTAATGTACTATTTTCATTAATCACATCGTCTGCATAATTTTCACCTGGTCTAAAAATTTTATTCTCAGTTACTTGCTCCCAAGATGGAGCACCTGGTTTTTTTGAAACTCTTACTGGAGTTTCTAATTCAAAATTGTCTGAATATTTTTTTATATCTTCTATAGCTGTTAATGCGTTTTCACCATCTGAAAAAACATATTCACCATCTTTATCAATTTTAAAAGTTAATTGTTCTTTTTGTGATTTAGCTGAATTTTTAGCATTAAATTTTTCTAATATTTCTTTTCCTTTTTTAGTCAAAGGTTGAATATAAGTACTTAGACTATTTACTGCAGTTGGTTCATTTCCAAAATCTGTGAAGTTATCTGTAACATCCATATCACCAAACATTTTAACTCTAAAATCAGCTGTCTTAGCTGCTGTCTTACCTGCTAAACCTGTAATCCCTAATGCTTTCAATGCAGCGAACAATCCTGTTGTTGCAACCATTTTATTAAAGTCTCTTCTACTTTCTCCTTTAGCTGTTAATTGTTCATCAATTAATTTTTCTAACTTTGGTCCATCTTTACCTAATTTTGTACTAGCAGTTTTTATAATTTTATTTCCAAGATTAATTGCAGCGCCAACCGGTATAAAAGTTTCACTGGTTAAAGATAACTGTGATCCAGCGGTTTTAGTTTCTGGAGATAAGTTTTCTTCTTGTCTTGCAATTACATCGGATAAACCAATTGCTTCTGAAAATGAACCAGGTTGAATATCATTTAATGCAGATAGAAACATTTCTTTATTTGGTTTTTCTCTTAGTAATCTTGAAACAAGATTACCTGCAGCAAAAGGAAGTTTAGATAAAACTTCACCGGCATTAACTGCACCTTCAACTGTTTTACTTGCATAGTATGGAATATTTTTTACATCTACAATATTTCCTAGTTGTGCTAGTTTACCTTCTTGATAACCCATTCTACCACCATATGCTTTATTTTCTCTCATTAAAAATTCTATCTGTTCTTTTGTTAAACCTGTAATAGTAGATATAAGATCTTGATCAGCTCCCATACCTATCATTTGTTTTGCTTGTTTTTCTTTATCAGGATCAATCATTCCCATTTCAGGAGTTCCATCTTGATAACCTATTCTTCCACCTTGTGCCATTTTAGGAAAATACTGTTGTGCAAATTCATTAATACTCATACCTGTTTTCTTCTCGCCTCCGGCTTCAATAAACTTACGTGTAACTATAGACCAGTAATCTGGTTTAGATCCTCCAGAGAATTTTTCTCTATATTCATCAATCTTCTTAGTAGCCATGATTCCGGCATCTCCAAATAATGGTTTAACAATATCCATATATTCTTGTTTAGAAATTTCATTATTGTCATATGCTTTTCTAGAATATTCACCAACTAGATTAATATATGTTTGTGGAGATAATGTATTTGCTGCTGCTTTTGTATTTAGTATATCTAAAATTTTAGAATAGTTTTTTGGTTTAGATTTTGGAATGATTGCCATTACAGGCTCCCAATGCCACTATTTTTTTTATTTTTACTTTGTTTGATAAGTTGTTTAATTTTTTCTATATCTAAATCTAAATCTCTAGCTTTTCTTCTAGATGGAATGTCTGTTGCTTTTTCTTCTCTAATTTCTGCTTGTCGTTCTCTTCTCTCAGGTTCATAAATTTCTGCAGAACCTGCATTAAAATTAGCTCTCAAAATTCCACCACCCATCACTCCCATTCTAGCTTCAGCTAGAACTTGTTGCATGTATTGTTCAAACGTCATTGGAATTTTTCCTGCTTCTTCCATGTCATAAACATATTGTTTATATTCATCCATGGCTGTATCTAATTCTGCCATTTTAATTGATGGAGCTTTTCTTCTTACAGATTTTTCTTCTAATACTCTTTTAGCTTCATCTATTGCTTCTTGTAGACTAAAACCATTTTCCATAAACTCATCTACCAGTCTCTCAAATTCTTTTTCATTAGCATCCATTGATGCCATTTCGTTTTCAAGACTCCTGATCCCTGAAGCCTGGTCCATTGGAACTCCTAACATTTTTTTAATGTCATCAAATTCTTCCATTGGCATATCTTCTTGTTCTGGAATATCTTTTTCTGATCCTATTGCATATTTTAATCTGTTCATGTCTTAATAATACACCTTTGGTTTTTGTTGTAAAGGCTCATCTTGATAGTCTTCAGGATGATGAATTAAACCTCCTTGTCTAAATCGCATGACTGCTTGGGTCATAGAATCAACCAAGTCATCATGATCTCCATATGGAAAGGCTGCACATTCTTCAATTACCTCTTGTGCAAATTCCATATCTGTGGGCGCCCATATTCTCCCTGATTCAAACAGAGGAGAAACACTGTTAACTCTGGTATGTTTATCATTTCCTTTTGACGGTGTAAAGTTTAAAACTGGAATACCCATTTTTCTTAATTCATAGGTTAATGGCAATCCAGAAGCCTTAGATTCAATGATTACGGTCTCCGGGTTCCAGTAGCCATATTGTTCCATTGCAATTCGTCTTAGTTCAGGAAACTCATATCTGCCTTTTATGGCATCTAAAAGTAATAAAGCTTTCCCGGAATCTTCATTAGGAGTAAATACTCCCCAAGTGGTAATAGCAGAATAGTCGGCTGTTTCTTTTTTCATAAATGCAGTATCATAACTTTGTATCACATGTTCTAATGGTGGAAGTTCTTTGTCCCAAGGTTGCCACCACTCCCTTTTGATTAATGCACCTTCTTCTCCAGTTGGATTCTGCATGTATTGTGCATTCCATTTTGCAAGTGGAATAGAAGCACGAACTGCTTCCAAATCTTTTAGATTCCAATATTCCGGCCACAGGGGTTTTCCTGATGGAAGGATCGCAGGAAATTCTATCACTTGCCATTGATCTGCTTTAGGTTCTTTTTGTGCTTTGATTAATCTACCTGCTAAATCTTTTTCATTCCATCTTGTCATAACGATGACAATTGTTCCACCAGGTTGAAGACGTTGTCGTGGTCCTGATGTGTACCATTCATAAGTTCTATCAAGAGCTTGTGCATTCATAGCATCTTGTTCAGTATGTGGATCGTCAATGATTAATAGATCGGCACCTCTTCCAGTAATTGCAGATCCAACACCGGCAGCATAATATTCTCCACCTTGTTGTGTTTCCCATTTACCAGCAGCCTGACTATCTTCTTTGAGTCTTGTTTGAAATACTTGTTTGTATTCTGGTGAATCCATAAGTTGTTTTGCTTTACGTCCGAACCTTACAGATAATTCTGTGGTGTTAGTTGATTGAATAATTTTTAATTTAGGATTTCTTCCAACCATCCATGCAGGAAGTAAGTAAGATGCAAATTCAGATTTAGTATGTCTAGGTGCCATGTTAATTATAACACGTTTAACTTTTCCATTTGCAATCTCATTAAATTTTTCTGCAACTTCTTTATGGTGTTTACCTTCTACAAAATCTGGCCAAACATGTTTTACAAAAGCCATAAAATCATTTCTGATTTCAGATTCTTTTTTCTTGTCTTTCCATTTAGCCATGTAAAGAGCTAGTTCTCTTTTTACATCAGGTGGCAGCTTTTCAAATTTCTTTAATTTATTTATGTCCATAAAAATGCATTTGAAAAAAAATTTTGTAAAATTTTTTCAGATATGTTTTAGAATCCAGAAAGTATTTTACGGCTTTAAATGTCTAAATCCTTGTCTAAATCCGAAACCTACGGGACCCCTTTTTGTATATGTATAATTGATTATTTACTAAATTGCAAATTTTGGATTTGGCTTGGTACCTCTATGCCTGCGACATTTTGTCGCAGGCATTTAACAACCACATAGGAGGGTATGTGTTCTGTAAATGTGGGTGCGACATATTGTCGCACCCTGTATTATTATCTTGACTTAATCTAACAAGACATAATACGCATCAATATTATTCTGTCTAAACCAGTTAAGGTTTTCTCTAACCTTGTCCCATAGTTTAGATCCACCCCAACCCAACTTCATATCTTCCTGCGTTGCTAAGTATTCATAATAAAAAATAGCATCATGTTTCTTAGCCTCTTCTTTAGTTAACCAAATAGACTCACCTGTAAATCTATTCTCTCTCTTGTGAGTCTTCTCTGAATTGTCAACTACTAGTTTTGGTTTGTTCATACTTTCTCCTTTTGTTATTGGTCCATGATACCAGATTCCAGAACCATGGACCATTGTCAATATTGTCACACCTCTCTTTCTCTTATCCTTGTATCGTAATAAGTATAACCCCAATTAGTTGTATGTTTAGTTCTTTCTGGGTTTTCAATCGGTGTTTCTAGAGGCTCGGTTCTTGGTGCAATCGCAATGATTTGCTGAATGTATTTATTTGCAAACTCATTGTAACAACCATTACTGCAAAAATAAGAATACATATTAATATATTCTGGATGTAGTGTAAGCTTGCGAGTTCTTAAAACTTTTGAACCTTTGCTACCTCGCACTCGGTCAAGTGTGTGATTTGTATGGCAACTTGGACCATGGCACCAAACATGCTCACTCATTATTGTACCCTCTTATCTTCTTGGTCAAAAATTATTGTGTAATCTTTTGCAGTTCGATATCCTTGTGCGTCAATATCAAAGTAAGTTAATAATCTATTACCTTGAGATGATATCCACTCACGACATTTTTCATTCCATAATGCCTTTCTGAATATTCTATTCTTATATTTTTCTGCGTTCCATGTTACTACAAAATTGTCATTGTTTTCTAATTTCATACTTTCTCCTTGTTAATAATTTATATTAACACAATGGCGAAGTTATCGCCATTGTGCAGATTGTCGCAGTTTAGTTCATAGCCTCATACTGTTTCCTTGCCAAGATTTTTGCCTCTCTTGACATATGTTTATTTTTCATGCCTTTAATCAAACTTGCAAGATTGCTAGGATTATAAATTGTTAGCCCTGTACTATTAGTTCTAATCAATTCTGCCTCATCAACTTGTATGCCAAGTTCTGTTGCAAGTTCAACTGCCTCACTCAAATAACGATATGCTTTCAATCCAATC